TTTATGCAGAACTTTGCGAAAGAGCAAGAGAATAAGGGCAACAATTCTAAATGTCTAATAAATAATAGATAAAAAAAAGCCTGAAAAGCTTATCTGAAAAGGAATACAGAAAAAAAAGCCTCATTTGCTGTATAAATTCCAAATGTCCTAAAAATTGAAATAATGCTGATTTATCTTTAAATATTGGCACCTTTCTTTTATTTCTATTTAAAGGCAGTTTAAACCTAATTGATATTACCTGTTGGAATAATGTAAATATAGTAAAATTGGCAATTATATGGCTTTAATAGCCTATTTTTTTACCAGCAACTCATTGATGTGTGAATATTAGTAATAAGGATAAACATAAGGAACCTTAAAAAGTGTAAAATTTCGGGTTGGAGTGACAGTTGGAGTGACAGTTGGAGTGACAAACATCTGTTTAAAAAAGTTATTTAACTGATACATAATTACATAAAATTGGCAAATAACATTATAAAATATAAGTTAAACACCCCTATAAGGACAAAAGCAAAATAACAAATACTACTTAAAAAAGCTTAACAGTATTGAGTTTCAAAGGATTTTGCTCAAATAAATAAGTAAAAACATATATTTCTCCAATGATAAATAGGACAATTAACTATGTACGCTTATTAATCCAGCCATGTATCAGCCAAATATTCTTAATTTTTATTTTATCCAAATCAAAGTCATCGTACATATCAGAATTTTCACTTTTTAGCAGGAAATGGGTTTGATGTCTTTCTGCCCGCCTAATATATTTTAAATGCCTCCGATTATCAATTCTCGTTATTCCGTAAATCTGCCCATATTCCAATCCATCCCGCCAATCATCCACTTTTGTAGCAAATAAAATATCCCCTCCTTTAATAAGTGGCTCCATACTATCGCTGTAAGTTCTAAAAGCAATACAACCGGCAAACTCAGGTATATCCATCATGTATGCAGGCTTTATTGAAGCCTCATCATCAAAAAATTCAATATCCCTGCTTGCTGCAAAATCAGCCTCATAAAATTTTATCAATTCACTTCCTGTACTGCGTTTTGTTAATCTACCTAATGGTGCTTTTTTTATTCCGTAAGGAGTTGATGGTTTATTTAATAATAAATTTTCCACCCCATTCAACATTTCTCCCCTTCCGTTTAATACCCAATCCATATTTAATTCAGGGTAAGAGGTGGAAATTACTGCTAATATATCACTACTTAATGCGGTATTTTTTGATTTTCCTTTAAAATTTCCATAGGTAGAGCCTATTTTTTTAAAAAATATTTCTAAGTTATCAGGTTGATAACCAGCAAATTGTAATATTCTTTGTTTAATAGTGGTGATATTTTCTGCCATAAATTTGGTATTTAGTTATTATTTCCACTACATTTGTACTTATAAACTACACAAGTAATGAAACAAGGGAGTAAAAATAAGTCAAGAAAAGTTAGAAAGCAATACGATCCGCTTTTTTCTCAGGCAATCAAAGATGCTATATCGGAATTTAAAGTTTCTGAAACCTATGTAAGAAACTCAGTTAATAAAACTGAATTAGGTGGCAGCTCCGATGAAATCAGAATATTTTTTGCCGCCCGATTATCAAAATATCAACAAATATCCAAAATGTAATAGCTATGCCATCTGTATGGAATAATATTATTGTTGTAACTGCCGATGAACTTGTGCCAGCTTACTTTAATAGTTTAGATACTTTAAAGCAAACAATTAGTAGGTATCAGACTAAAGATTATGGCATTAAAAAAGTACAACGTGGCGGTAATAATCGCCAAATGCTTGTTGCATTTGACAGTTTACCCAAAGAAATGCAGGAAGCCATTGGCGATCCCCGAAAAATAAGCAACCCACTGGAGCTTTTTTATAAAGTTGATCCTGATGCTGTACGTTTCTTTACTAACTACAAGTTTGAAGATGAAACCAGGTTAAGCCTTAACCATCAGGATGAATATATAACCAATGCATCAGTGTTAAAAGCTGCAATTTTCTTAAAGGAGGCAAGGGAGTATGAGCGCCGATCAAAAAAAGGATCACTGGTTGGTATTATGACAACCATTTGCAATGATGTTATTGCATTCAATAAAGTGCTACAGGTAAAGCACAATTCAAAGCACACATTGCCATCCAGTGAAAAGCGATTTAAAGAAACTTTCAAAGAGTTTGCAACCGGGTTTAATTATGGTTGCCTTATTTCCGGCAGGCTCAGAAATGAAAACAGAAAAGTTGTAACAGATTATATGTTGCAACTACTGAATGATCTGTTTGCAGATAAAGCACAAAAGCCAACCCGTACTGAGGTTAGCCGCCTGTATGGATCTTTCCTTAGCGGCTATGTAGAAGTAATAAACACCGAAACCGGTGAGTTATACAACCACACCGATTTTAAACCCATTTCAGAAAATACCATCATCAACTATTTGGGCCGTTGGGCCGATAAAATTGGTACACACCGCCTACGTAGTGGCGACAGGCAAAAGTACATGGGCAGCTTTAAACCTTACCACAGCATGGACAAACCAAACTATGCAGGTTCAATTATTTCTGTGGATGATAGGCAGCCGCCTTTTAAATACGACAGCAGCAACAACCGTGTATGGTTTTACAATGGTATTGATTTAGGTAGTGAGGCATGGGTTTGTTGGGTGCATGGTAAAAGTAAAGAGGGAATTATAACAGATTTTTACAGACAGTTGGTACGCAACTATGCTGCTTGGGGTATGCAAGTACCGGCTGAGATTGAATGCGAATCGAACCTAAACGCCTCATTTAAAAATACCTTTCTGCAACCGGGCCGCATGTTTGAGCATGTACGTATTGAGGCCAATAATGCAAGGGGTAAAAGAATTGAAAGATACTTTGGTAGTTTAAGGTATGGCAGCGAAAAACAACGTGAAGGATGGTTGGCCCGCCCACATGCTCGTAGCGAAGCAAACCAATCAGGCGGTGGTATAGTTCCTATTGTTCCTTACAATACAATTGTAGATGGTTGTTTAAGAGATATTGAAGATTGGAATAACACCCCTCACAGTGTACATACAGATAAAACCCGTTGGGAGGTTTTCTGCGAAATGCAAAACCCAAATTTACAACCTACAAACTGGAGTGCTATTTTACCACACCTTGGTTACATAACACAAACCACCTGCCAGCTCAATGGCATTATCCATCTGAATAATAGCGAATTTTTATTGGGCCTCGATGGCGAAGTATTGTTGGGTGATCGCCTGATAAACATGATGAGCCAGGTTGCAGGTAAAGCAATTGATGTGTATTGGCTGGATGGTAACAATGGTGAGGTTATTAAAGCCATCATTTTCCTTAAAAATGAAACAACACCTATTTGTGAGGCAGTTATAAAACCACGCTATAACAGGGCAACAATTGAACGTACCGAAAAGGATAACAGAGCTTATGAAATTATGAGCGCTTACACCAATACTATTGATGCTTATGCAGCCCGAAAAGCTCAGCAGGTAGGTAAAGTTTTGGTGATTGATAACAGCGATAAAACTTTAAACCGGGGCTTTGTAATACCCGGTGTTAAAAGGTTCCACGGAGAACAGTCAGGCGATGAGCCTGAAATAATAAACACCGATGAACCGGAAACAGAATTAGTACCGGTAATATCAGGAAGATCACTTAAAGACAGATTTTAAACCAAGCTAAACCCAAAAACATGATACAATTAAGCACACCACAAAAACAGCAGATAGTTACTGCAATTTTTGACAAACGTAAAAACTTTGACGGCAGCGATGAGCAATTTAGCCATAGCCTTGGCATTAATAGTTCTGTATTAAGCCGTTTAAAAAATTCCAAAGATTTTGATGGCCTTATCCGTGATAGCAAATGGGTTGATTTAGGATATGAACTAAATATTGATTTCAGTAAGCGCAAATGGAACATTGTACGTACTGATGTTTTCACCATGATTGAGGAAGAAATTTTGTTTTGCAAATCCAATGCAAAAAGCATGATATGTGTTGATAATTCAGATATTGGCAAAACAACCACTGCAAAGCATCTTTCCAAAACTTTAAAAAACTGCTTTTATGTTGATATGAGCCAGTGTGCTGGAAAAATAGAGTTTATCCGCACACTTGCAAAAAATATCGGCATCAATCCAAACCAAAAAATTGTTGAGTTAAAAAGCAGGATCAAATTCATGCTTAAGGCATTGCCTGATCCTGTTGTTTTACTGGATGAGGCAGGTGATATGAGATATGAAACCTTTTTGGTTTGCAAAGAGCTGTGGAATGGCACTGAGGGTGCATGTGGCTGGTATATGATCGGTGCCGATGCATTAAGGGATTGGATTGAAAGGGGAAAGAAAAACCGAAAAGTTGGTTTTTATGAAATGTTCAACCGATATGGTGCCACTTACAATACCATTACCCCTGATGATAACCGGGAAAAACATGCCTTTTACAAAAAACTCATAACCGATGTAGTTAAAGCCAATTTAACCAACAAAGCAAACCTGAATACCATAGTTAATAAAGCCCTGGTACAAAACACCAACAGTGGTGAGTATTCAGGCTTACGCCGTATTGAATCACTCATACTTTTAAATAAATAGCTATGGTACAAAAAATGTTTTGCGTAATCAATGATCATGTTTCTGTTGCATATCAAACAGTGCCAACTAAAGCAGTTTTTGTACAGGATATAAGGCATCCACTGTTTGTTGGCATCAATGATACCGGTAATATTAAAGACCTGTTTGATGAGTTTCCAGACAGCTTTAACAACAACATTGATTTTAATACAGCAGTTCAATTTTTTAACAACAATATTAAAATAATACACTCATAAAAATGTATCTACTTACAACAACAATATCCAATTTACTGAGCCAATTAGCAGGCATGTTACCGCAGGTACAATGCCATAGTGTTGAAAAACATAAGGTAACCGGTGCCGAAATTATAGGATGGAACAGCATTGAGGAAATAGATGGTGAAGCCATTGATCCTGAAAAGGTGTACACATGGCATTACCCGGTTATTTCCCCTGCAAACCATAACCGTAGGTTAAGGAACAGGTACAAAAAAAATGGCATACCAGGTGTGCAGCAATATTTAGAATGGATAATAAGCCTGCAAAAAAAGGGCGATGAAATTGAAAGGCTGCAAGTATTAAAAGAAACCCTGATTGAATTAAGCGAAGAAAATTGATGTATGGCCCGGAACCTTAGTATTAGAAACCTGTACGATAAAAAATTTAATGAGTTCCCTTTTGATAGCCTATGGCTTAAAGCTTTTGGCAATCCTGAAACAACCGGTGTTTGGATTATTTGGGGAATAGAAAAAAATGGTAAAACATGGTTCGCTTTAATGCTGGCCGATTACCTGAGCAAGTTTAAAAAAGTTCTTTACATAAGTGCCGAGGAAGGTATCAATAAAGATTTTGTTGCAGCATGCAAGCGGGCAAAAATTAGCGATAAAAATACTGCATTAAAGTTTAATGAGTATTTAAGCATAGATGAGCTGAGAGAGAAATTAAAAAGCCGCAAATGTGCCGATGTAATTTTTATTGATAATGCCACTGTTTATGCCGATGAAATGAAAGCTGCCGATTTCAATGTATTGCTAAGAGAGTTTCCAAATAAACTGTTCATCTTCTTAGCACACGAGGAAAAAAGAGAACCCTACACAGCACTGGCAAAACGCTGTAAAAAGTTTGCCAAAATAATTGTGCATGTGGTTGGTTTAGAGGCTCAAATTTCGGGCAGGGTACCAGGCGGCACCATAAGTATTGATGAAAACAAAGCAGCCCTGTATTGGGGTACAAAAACCGAATTAACACACTAAATAAAAAACAACACTATGAGCAAAAAAGAATTTATGGTAGTAGAGCTACCCCAAAACAGTGAAATGGGCGATACCTGGTTATCCGATCCGTTGCATTTTAGCGATTATGGCGATGCATACGATGCATTGAACGAAAACGTTGTTAACGATGGCAATAAACAACTTAAACAGCCCAAAGGCGAAAACCCTGTAAGAGTTGCACTAAGCGACAGGATTTTAGAACTATGGGTTATTAGCCGCAGTGGCGAATTGTTAAAAATATAGTTATGCAAACAGAAACCTTAGAGGATTGGATTATAGGATTTGAAAAGCAGTTGCAAACCCGTTTCAGTAACAAGCTGTTAAAAGTTTATGTGTTTGATGAAAGCTTTTTTGCCGAGGTAGATATTATAAGCATCGTATGCAGGCAGGCAGGTGTATCAAAGATTGAATTGCTAAAACCATATAAAGGCCCGGTGCATGTTAGTGATGCCCGTATGGTTATCTGTTACCTGTTACATCAAGTAAAAAAAATGAAAACGGCACATATAGCAGTTAAAATACAAAGAGATCGTACAACTGTTATACACGCCTTAAATGTAATAAAAGACAGGTTGCAATGTAAAGATGAGGCCATTATAAAACTTATAGAAATAGCACAAGCAAAAATTATTGAGCAGGCCAAAATTATAGAAGATGAAAAGCATGTTTAAAATAAATACCACCACCAATACCGCCGCTGTTGAAAAACAACAGGTAGTTGAAAAAATTAAAAGCCTTTGCGGCCTTACAGATGAAATATGGTTGCACACCATGTTTGATACCGGCTGCCGATTTGTTGAAATGCATATCGAAAAAACACCGGCAGCCAATGCACTGCTTATGGATAAGGCATTTGGTTTTTGGGATTGGTGGCTATGTTATTACACTCAGCACGATGAAACCCTGCTGGATTATGTTTCCGTAAAAACACCCAAGGCTTACGGGCTAAAAAAGCAAACGATGTTAACCACATTTGAAGCCCATAAACAATTTACTCACTTTTTAAATGCTATAAGCAAACTACATGGCATCCAATTTTAAAACAACATTTGGTAAAGATGATTTTTCAGCACTTAACCAGGTAATTAAGTATGTATTTGAAAACATCCCTGAGCCGCAAATAGAAGAACAGTTGATGTTGGCCTGCCTTGCAGAAATAAGCCTGCAAATTGAAAAAAAGATGCTGGAGTTTAAAACAGAATACAAATTAAACCTTTCAGCAGCTCAGGCCATAGCACTCAGGATGCTTTACCACGAGTATATACTCATCGGTTTTACCAAAGGTAATTTAGTAAGCTCACTCGATGTTAAGCTGCTTACAGTTTGTAACCAAATTCATAAACTATATCAATAAAAACATGAAACCCGAAAATTTTGAACCATACGAAAAGCTAATTGCCGATAATATCGAAAGCTGCATACACCCCGAGCAACTCAATTGCTGTTGGGATATGATTGAAAGATTTACAGAGGTTTTTACACCCCTGTTGGGCGAAGAAAAAGTAAGTAAATCTGCCAACTGGCTGATGTTTAAATATGGCGATAAAAAAAGCCTGATGAATTAGTAAACAATTTTAAAGAACAATATAAAAAGAAAAAAAAATGGCAACAAACAAAAGAGTAAAAAAAGTATTAAAAGGTAACATCACCCGTGATATTGCTGAGGAAGCATTTGCAGAATTTGCAGGTGCCGATGCAAGGCAGCAGCAGATTACTTCCAAAATGGATTTGGAAATTACAAAGATCAGGCAAAAATATACAGATGAATTGAATGAGCTTACAGAAACCAAAGAGGAAAAATTTGAAATTATGCAGGCTTATGCAGAAAGTAATCGGGATGAGTTTGGCAAAAAGAAAAGTTTGGATTTTGCACATGGCATTATTGGTTTCCGTACCGGTACACCTAAATTAAAAACGCTTAAAGGGTTTACATGGCCCTCAGTTTTAAACCTGCTTAAAGTACATCTTCCATCTTATGTAAGAACTATTGAGGAGCCGGCAAAAGATCGCCTGTTATCTGATAGGGAGGAACCGGAAACCATGCAGAAATTTAGTTCCTGCGGTATTTATGTTGATCAGGATGAAACATTCTTTGTTGAACCAAAGAAAGAAGAGGTTGCAGTTTAGTTTTTGGTTAGAGGCCGTTTCCGATATATCGGGGCGGCCTTTTTTTATTTCAATACTTAAAACCACAAAATGAAAGCATTAACACTTACAACAGCATCAAAGCTTAAACCCGGCGATCAGTTTTACCGATCAAAAGATTCAACAAAACAGGTGTACCAGGTAAGCGATAAAGGCAGCCTGTTAAAATACCAAATACTGGCTGCAAAGCTCGGTTTAAGATGCCCAGATATTATCAGCAAAAAAGAGGAAGTAATTTTTTTAAAGCACTCAAATTAATACAATGGCACAAAATTCAAAAATAGAGTGGACGCACCACACAGCAAACCTTTGGCATGGATGCACTGAGGTACATGCTGGTTGTGATAATTGTTATGCAAGGGTTCAAAACCATCATTGGCATCCTGAAAATAGTAATTGGGGAAATAATGTACCCCGTTTGAAAATAAAATCAGTTTGGAAAGATTTGGACAAATACCAACGGTTGGCAAAAGAGGCAGGGGAAATGCACCGTGTTTTTGTTGGCAGCATGATGGATATTTTTGAAAAACCTATGAATGTTGTTGATGCAAAAGGAAATCAAGTTTATTGCAATAGTTCAAGTACTTGGAAAACTAATACTGGATTGTTAAGAGATGAATTTTTTAATAACATTGATTTACAGATGTACGAAAATTTGATGTTTCTGTTATTAACAAAAAGACCTTCAAATATAAATAAATATATACCTGAGCATTGGAAAGAAGAGCCACCAAAAAATGTAATGTTTGGCACCAGCCCCGTGGATCGGGAAACTGCTGAAAAGCTTGTTTTACAGTTATTGGAAGTTAACGGCAAACGCTTTCTTTCAATTGAACCACAGTTGGGGCCAATCAATCTTTATCCGCTGTTGGAATTAACTAAAGATGCCCGTACCGGTAAACCAGGAAGCGCTATTGATTGGATTATACAGGGAGGTGAAAGTGGGCATCATAAGCGCCCTTTTAACCTGCAATGGGCTTATGATATGAAGGCTCATTGTGAACGGGCAAATGTTCCTTATTTCTTTAAACAGATTGATAAAGTGCAACCAATACCCGATGATTTGCAGGTAAGGCAATTTCCAGCATTTACAAACATCAATATATGATACGTTTTGGGGCTTTGCGTTCGTTGCCCCTTGTAGGATTTTCAAATTAAAAACGAATGCTGATGGGGCAATGACGCAAAACCCCTGTTAGCAGTTCGTTGCGGATTATTAACAACAAAACTCAATTAAAAAATGGATGTATTCCCAAAATTCATAATAGAAACAGACGAACAAGAAGGCGATTGTCTGATAGTGGCAAAATGCACTTACCACAAACAACTTGCAACCGATATTACAAAAGTAAAAGGCGGTGGATGGTGGACACTTGATAGAGATAATTCAATATTCACTTTAAGCGGTGATAGCCACGATTTCGGAAGGGCAAAGATTGAAGATATTGCAAGTTGTGTTCAGCGTAAAAAAGTTTTTTCAAGTGCTTCTTTGCATAGAAATTTTACAGACAATTTTAAATTTCAATATAAAGACCAATGTGGCGAAATTTTCGATTTGGAAACGTATGGTAGCAATGACTGCTAACGTTTGCGGCTTGCTGTCAGTAGTGGAATTTGAAAAACCAAAGTTCATTTACTTGATGCAGCCGATTAAAGATATAAAGTTGAAATGTGGATTGTCAAGCCACTATTGCAGCAAACCGTTTGTTAGTTTTTGTTTTTTTTAGCTGCGGAGCTTCACTTCAAATTATAAAAGAGTTATGAATCACGGAAGTTTATTTAGCGGAATAGGAGGATTTGATTTAGCAGCACATTGGGCCGGATGGAACAATATATTTTCCTGTGAAAAAGATGAATGGTGTAGAAAAGTATTAGCTAAAAATTTTCCTGATACAAAACGATATACTGATATAAAAGAATTTAAAGCAAACGAATATTATGGAACAGTTGATATTATTTCCGGTGGATTCCCTTGCCAGCCATTCAGCGTTGCCGGGCAACGAAAAGGCAAAGATGATGACCGTTACCTCTGGGAAGAAATGCTTAGAATCATCGGAGAGGTTAAGCCGTCCTTTATTGTTGGCGAAAATGTTACTGGCATCATCGGCTTGGCACTCGACACGGTGCTTTCTGACCTGGAAGTACAGGATTACACCACAGAAACGTTTATTATTCCAGCTTGCGGTAAAAACGCTTGGCATCGCAGAGATAGAGTATGGATTGTGGCTTACTCCAACAGCATCAGATGGAATTATGAGCAAAAAGAAAGTATCAAATCTTTACCTGACGGAAACGGGAACAATACGATTAAGGAACAAGGCCGGAGGAAGCAGCAACGCAGGATTAGCGAATCAGGTTTTATTTCTGCCAACACCAACGACACAGGATGCAAAGAACAACGGGAGCAGTTCACAGATGGAACGAAATTCTTTGCCCCTAAATGCAGTAGCTGGTGGGAAACTGAACCCGGAGTGGGTAGAGTGGTTGATGGGCTACCCGGCAGGGTGGACAGACTTAAGGGGCTTGGAAACGCCATAGTTCCACAAATAGCCTTTGAAATATTTGAGGCCATAAATGCTCATTGTCAGAAGCAATGATGAACCGGAGCCGGATGTGTGGCAAGGGGAAAAAATAGAAACTAACGGATGGTGCTTTGCGATGTGGCGGTTTCAAGGCACAACACTTTAAATTTAACACAAATGTTCAACAAAGGCACTAACGCTGAATTTTGCACTTTACCCGCCATAGCGCAAAACACGTGTTACCTGCCGTTTTATTTTCAAATTATGAAATACATATCATTTATTTTAATCACATTATGGGCAATTTGGATGCTCGTTACAAACGGAGATTTAAAACCTTCCGATAATTATTTTCTATGGATATTGGGAGTTTTATCCATAATGTATTCTGTCATTAACTTGATTATCTTTTATGTAGATAGTCGGTCTAAAAATGGCAGGTAACGGTTCACGGCTTGGCGAGGTTGTGGACTTTGAAAAACTATCGCTCAAATTTATTACTAACGTTAAATAGAATTACAAATGAACAATTTAGAACAAAAGCCACAATCTTGCCAAACCGATGTTAGTGGCAGTGCGGTTATTCATCAGTGTCCTGAATTTCCTTTTTTCGGTGCTTCATATCCCGATGCCACTTGTATAGATGGTTATTTATGGGATTTAGATAAATGCGATGAAAGCGGACTTATTTCAAGTGGTGATAATCCGCCTTGCCCGTTTTGCAATACAGAAGAATTTATTGATTACCATACAGATATTGACGAGAAAGAATTGCAGGATATGAACAATGACGAAAGTTTATCCGAAGAAGATAAAAAGGAAATTTTGGACAGCAACAGAACGAAAGAAGATGCAACTAAGTTGGCAGAAGCTATCAAAGAACGATACAGGTAGCATTGCCACTAACGGTCTACGTATTGCCGTCAGTTTGGGCATTCATTGTTCGCCAGTTCAAAATTTATACAAAAGATGATTAAAGATATTCAGTTGATTTCAGCACGTCTGCCCAAATTGTGGCAATACGATGTTATGGGCAGTACGGCTATTTTAGTTAGCTTTTCTGGCGGTCAATCGTCTGCTTTAATGGGTGCTTATTTCTGTGAAAAATACCCGAATAGAATTGGCAATGATATTCATTTTTTCTTTGGCGATACAGGTCAAGAAATGCCTGAAACATACCAATTTATAGAACAGTTTGAAAGCTACTATAATATAAAAGTTGAAAAGAGAAAAAAGGATTTAATTGAATTGATAAAAAAAACTGGCTATTTACCAAATAGAATGATGCGTTATTGCACAAGCCGAATTAAAGAACACCCTGCAAAAAAATATGCTGTTGAACTTGGTTACAAGCCTAATGATTACATAACAGCTTTAGGATTGAGATATGATGAACCTTTGAGAGTTCATAGAATGAAAGAAAAACATTTACTGCCGTTGCATTATGGATTAATAACAAAAACAGACGTAAATAATTTTTGGAATGAACAGCCTTTTAAACTTGAAATTCCAAACTACAAAGGCAACTGCAAATTTTGTTTTTTAAAATCATTGCCAAAACTAATTGCTCTTGCAAAAGAATACCCACAAGAGTTTTTAGAATGGGCAGAATTGGAAGAAAAATTTAAACGTGGCAAACACGGCTTTCGTCAAGATATAAGTTTTAGAACCATTTATGAATTGTCGCAACAAAAAACGCTTTTTGATTTTGTCGATAGTCATAATGAAGAAATTGCTTGTAGCTGTACGGACTGATAGTATTGCCCATAACACAGTAATTGTTACATATCCAAAAAATACTACTTAAAAAACAAAAAAGTTACAGGGTGCAAACAATAAGTTACAGGGGTAAAAGTTACAGGGTGCAAGATGCAAACGGCTGGAAGCATGTTATTGTAACAGAAAACGGCATAAAACGCCGTATCGGTGTTAACAGCATACATATACCCAACCAAACCGATATTGTGTTTAAATACATTTTTGGAGGGTTGTATATAACGCACCCATGCCCGGCAATGGATTTTTGGATTTATCGCCACCGCCTTGGGCATCGAATTTCTGTAAAAGAGTATAAAATTAAATTTAATGTAAAAATAAAAACCTGCAACTATTAGAATTACTATAATTATTAAACAAGTATAAAATTAAAAAAAATTAAAATGGCTAACAGATACGCCCCTTTCTTTGCCGCTTATAACAATAGTGTAAAACGGGGCAACCCCAACAGCAAAGATGAACAAGTAAAGGAATTTACGAATGGCGCTAAATCATCCCTGAAAGATTTAACCGATTGGGAGTTGCAGGAACTTACAAGGCTGCTAAGGGTGGTGGCACCACAACCGATTGCTAATGATAAGGCCGACAGAATGCGTAAAGCCATTATTGCCATCTTTAAAAGCATGAACAAGCAAACTGCCGATGCCATTTTATGGGCAGAAAAACAGGGTGTAAAGGGTATTAAAAAGGCTTTCAATGATTATACCACCGGTGAGTTATTTGTATTGATAAGCATTGCAGAAAAGATGAAAATTGATTGGCAAAAATCTATCAGAAATAAATTAGCACAATAATGAAAACCTATTTATTTACAAGCGCTCAGTTTACTGGCAATATCCTGTTTCAGTTTGATGAGGCAGGTCGATTAATTAAGTATGATACTACCAATGCCACATTAACCGATAAGCAGCATGAATGGATTAGCAACCGGTTGCCCAAAACTTTTACCGAATTACAAGCTGTTTTAAAGGCAAGTAAAGGCGCAAAACTTACTATGCAAATTAGAACTGCTGTAACCTTTGATGAATTTTGGCCAAAAGCTTGTGTAAATAAAAACAGCAGCAAAGCCATAAGTCGAAAAATTTGGGATAAAATGAAACAGATTGATCGGGATGCGGCAGATAATCATTGGAATTTTTATTTACGTAACTTAGAGCCTGGTATTGGCGTTAAGTATGTTGAAACCTATTTAAGATCAAGATTATGGGAGAATTAAATTTTAAAGCTAAAAAATACACATCATGAAAAAAATAATCTTAGCACTTTCAATCATCTTCATTTTGTTAATGGTAATTTTTGCATTAATACCAAAAATAAAAAGTGATAACAGTACAAATTCAGGATTTAAAAATGATAGTACAGCAAGGGAAGAAATATTAAAAAAATCTTTCAGCGCTTGGGATGGAAGTCATAAAACATTAGTGGAATTTGTAAAAAGCAACATGAATGATCCTGAAAGCTTTGAGCATGTAAAAACCAACTATTGGGATAATGGCAGGGATACCATTATTATTAAAATGACTTACAGAGGTAAAAATGGTTTCGGTGGTGTACTTACTAAAATAGTACGTGCCGAGGCTGATATAAGCGGCAATTTGATAAAGGTAGATAATCAGTAATAAACTTTAATTTTACTTAAAGTACAAAAACAGTAGTTAATATATTGATGTATAAGTTATCAAAGGCACTGTGTTAAATACATGGTGCCTTTTTTATTTTTGTGCCTTAATGGCATACAACCGTAATAATCATTTAAAACGAATAGCAAATATTGTGGCGATATATAACCATCACAAAAATGACGATGTGCCTGATACCTCCATTGTACGCAATGTTTTTCCCAAACATAATATATACATAAGTTACCGTACATGGATGTACATTAAAGGTACCCCAATATCATCCCTGCCAAAAAATCAGCTTAATTTATTTGCAGTTTAAAGCTGTTCAAATATTATATCAGGTGCTGTAAGTATTGTAAGTACAGGCATGGCGCTGGTATCTTTTATTTCCACAGTAAATAACATTTCATGCGCCCTTACACCATCATTTCGTTTTATCCTGCCCTCTCTTATGCGTATAAGCTTGCTGTAATGATCATGGCCCGCCCATCCCTGTAATGCCTTATAAATATCTTTCATCAGCAGGTAAAAACTTTTGCTTTGTGTTTTTTGCCCGGATGGTGCCTGCTTGCTGCTATTAGTGAGCTTTACATCAGCAATTAAAACTCGTACCGTTGCCAAACCCAATTGGGTATTTTTCCCGGCATTCTCATAATTAGCAGTAAAGCAATCAACAAGGCAGCAGGGCCATTGCACCGGAAAATTGGGGCTGTAATCATCCAGTTGCCCCCAATCCTCATCTATATACTTAAGCTGGCTTACTTCGATACTTAGCCTTTCCTGTATATCACCTAAAAGAATATCCATAGTTATTTATTTAATTGATTTTGCAATGTGTTATGCAGATCATTATTTAGCTGCTGTATGTTTTCATCAACCACACGGTTAACCGATGCATCAACCATCGGATGAGGGCCAATGTACCGGCGCTCAGGTATCTTTATTTTTGCACCCGGTTTCATTAATGCCAGTGCTTTCCAAATACCAGCTTCTTTACTAAGTCCTGCATTGCGCTTGTTATTTGAAACAGCGCCGGTTTTTGTTTTTGATAAAGCGCCGGTTGCTTTATAGTACATAGCCCAAAAAAACTTTATCATTTGTGCCGTTACTGTAATTTCACCGCCCTCATTATGTATGCCCATGTATGGCAGGGATGAGCGCCATGCGATGTTTGTACCCTCAATATTGGCATGTATGCTGCGGCGGCCTGCCCCAGTACGCAACATCAGTGAACCTTTATTACCGGCAACAGTTTTGCTTTCAGGCCATTTCTGATCAAAAAAGCCTTTGCGCTCAAAGTTCCTGTCAAACTCATCGCTCAGTTCAACTTTAAGATCAGTTAAAATCCTTTTAAAGTAGGTTTCAAAATCCATTATGGCTTGTCGTTTTTAACCACATTTAAAGCTTCTTTGCTCAGCTTGTAATATGGATGCTTTGGCGGGAAAACAATTTTTTCGATACCGGGATTGTACCTGAACATTTCAGGCACTGCTTTTTTACCGGCAGCAATGGCGGTTTCAGTATCACTAATTTCATACTTGCTTTTAAGTACCTGGATGATACGGCAGCGACAACCCCAATCAAATGGTGTCCAATGGGTAACCCAAAACTTATCACTTTGTGAAAGTGTAATGTTATTAAGCAATGCATGTTCCTTACGTACCTTATCATCACCGGCAGTACGTATCTGTAAATTATACCTGTCGCCATCTTTTGCATAACTATGCCATTGGGCTGCTGATTGTGATGAGGAAATTGCAAACTGATGTTCAGCTCTTAAATAATTTTCATTGTAAGTTTTATTTATTTTCTGTACATCATTTATAAAGGAACTTACCGGCTTAATGTTACCAGTATCATCCATCAGTAAAAGGCTGGTTTCTTTTAGCTGAGCATAGGTTTTCATACCGCTAAAAATAAATACATCGTTTTGAAGCATACGCAACATATCTTCCGGTATTTCGGTTTTTACTGTTTCTTTTACTGCTTCGTTTAAAACCTTATAAGTGGCTTTGGTAAGTTTTTTTACAGCCTTATTTTTAAGGTGTTTGCTGGTAAATCCTTTGTTTTTATGTACCTCATTTGCGGCGGCATTAAATGCATCCTTTACATCATTCAGTTGCTTATCATCCAATGCAAGGTTTACCAAATACGTACCTGTACAGCATGCATTATGCATTAAGCCAATACGCTTATGCATTTCACTTAAAACAGCCGCCCCCTGCCTGCGGGGGCTTAGTCGAAAAAATAGGAAAGATTTGAATTGTTATTTCCGTTGCCGGTTCCGCTGTCTTTATCGCCTAAAACCTTTACACCAAATTTTTCCTCACACCATGCATCATCTACTTTTTTAAACGGCAGTAATCCTTTGGTAAATTCAAAAAGCTGTTTTATGTCCTCAGCTTCATCAAATTCAAAGCTAAGGCCATCAGGCATAGCGCCAATCTTTACAAAAGCAGGCAGCACAATTTCGTTCCACCATTGCTCACATTTTTCCATATCACTTTTTACCAATTGCCAAAGCACATCCCTGGCGCTTTCATCTTTACTGCGGTTTCCATTAACGGTATCTTGTCCAATAATGGCACCACATTTAAGTAGGCTTATTTCATTGTTACAAAGCTTTATTAATCCATCGTACACATTGCCACTGCTATCAGCAGCAGCTTTGGCAAATTCAAAACTTTCGGTTTCATCAATAATGAACCAGGCAGCAGCTCCCATATCTTTCATCATGGTTTCGGCCCGGCTCAGCATGGAAGGGTCTTGTGTATTTGTTTTCATTACACGGGGTGGTATGCCGTATATCTCACAAAGTTCACTCCAACAGCTTTGTGCAAATCGTTTAAACAATACATGCGGTATGGCTTTATTGAGTAAGCCAATGTGCCCGGCGTTAAATTCAATAAGCCATTTTCCGTAATCGGGCAGGTTGCGATATTCAATTTTTTCGATGCCGGTATAATCACGATAAAAAAGCCCTTTTTGCGGTACTACATTGGTACGTGGTACCAGTTGCACCAATACCTTTTTATCGGCTGTAATATCCAGTTGCAACAGGCTGTTGCCCATGTCTTCTGTTTCCAGCATGGCATCTGTAATAACACGGTATGCCATTGATTTTTTAAGCTTCAATGTTTCTACCTCATCAATATCACCTTTTGCATTTTTAAGGGTAAAGGATGAGCTAAAAACCTGCTGTTTACGGTTTTCAATCTGCGATGTTAAATGAGCATCCAACTTTATTTCATTATACAGCAATTGCATGGCGTATGTTTTTGGATCATCCACACTGTAAAATAAATCCTGCGATTCATTCCATGTCTTAATATCAGACCTGGTATGGTAAATACTCTTTGGTGTCCATCCCAATGATTTACCTTTTTTGGTAAGCTCTTTTACAATGCCTAATCTTACCATACTGGTAATTTGTCCACCAAACAATTTTGAAGCAATCTTTTGCCCTAAATTAAATTTCATTTAAAATCAGTTTATTCGTGATTGAATTTTATACGGCTGCCAAAGCGAAAAGGTTGTCCGCTGTTATCTTCTCCGGGAGCTGGTGTTGCCAATATGGGCAAATCCATTGTTATATCGCCTTTGTTCACTTTCTTTAAATAGTCAATGGCCCTGTCGTATCGTTCTTTTACATGCTCATATAACATATCTACATTACATAATGTTATAAGGTGCCAAAGCGCTGCAATTTTGCAGTACTGTAAAATAAGCGGATGCCTGGCATTTCCGGTGGCAGCAAATACAGCAGTAACATCATATACAATACGCCCATCATTGTACTCTTTTTTATTATTGCGGCGCAAATATCCTGCAACTTCTTTAGTAGCAGTTTCAATTGCTTGTAATACTATATAATCATCATCTTCGGTTATCTGCGATACCTGGTAACTGTATGCAACAGTTTTCAATTCATCTTTGCTTAAAAATGGCATATTTAAAGTTTAATATTTACGTGATGGCCTTAACTGTACCCTGTATTGTGTATTCTTTTTGTGTGTTCTCATGTTCAAATAACTAAATGCGCCATGTGTGGCATCAGGGCCATCATCATGGGCTTTGCTGCCTTTTTCAAATGCAAGAAACTGATCAATCAGAATTTGCATATCGCTGTTGGAGTGTTGCTGGCTAAAGAAAACATTATGCCTCTCAAAAAAACCTGCAATACTTTCAATCCTGTCATACTTGCCCTCTTTGGGTCGTTTATCGGCAACAATCGGTATAAAATATCCCCGTTCATCACCTTCCATGTTAAAATCATTTACAAAATCATCCTGAGCAAAAAGGCCCTCAATTTTATATCGGATATTGTATTTATTCAGCTTTTCATCCTCATATAAATTGTACAGCCATTTGGCTGCATCTTTGCGGCTCTTTTGCCTTAAATAGCTATAAAGTACATGAAAGTTTCTGCCTGTTTTTCCAACCAATACCAATGCCTTATAATCGGCATTTTCTTTATAGCTCATATCGCCATACAGGCAAAGGGCTTCATAATTCTTTAGCGGCAATGGCTCTGTGTACAAAATATCTTCATGCTTAAAAATAGAGCCATCAGCAATATGCACATGCATATATTCTCTCATAAAAGAACGGTATGGCATACTGTTGTACTTATTACGCCAATATTTTGCACTGGTTTTTTCGGGCCACGATGGTTCAAAATTTACAGTGTCCTTAACGGCTTTTACAGTTAATACTTTAAAAAATGTATCACTCTTTATGTTTTCCCGTTTATTCTTTTCAAGTACCTCAATAAAATACTTTTTAAGCCTGTTGGTAATACTGTTTTTGGCAAAGTTGTTATTGTTGTACACAAACCTTTCGGTACCATTATCCTGAGCATCAAAAAGGCCCCAAATATCTTCTGTTATATAATCAACAGCCTCAATCATTAACCTGTCGTTGTTAACATGCCTTTTGTTATCAACATCATCCACAGCAATATAATCAGGCCGTTTATTAAGTACCCTTGCACCACGTACATTTTGCCCAAAACCCATTGCCAAAAAAACAACACCATCTACTGTTGTAAAATCACCCTCGGCCCATGAACCAAATTGAAACCGGTTGCCGTAATAAGTTTTTAAAATCTCATTAAACTGCAATTCAATTTGTATATCACTTAATAACCTTTTTGCCTTTGGCTCCGTTTCACCCATAAGCAGCATAAAAAATAAATCTTTATGCACCAGGTATAGGTATAATGGTATGCCCATATCGGCATGCACCGATTTTGCACCACTTCTATATATTTCATTAAGCAGCCGGATGTTTTTGTGCTTCACCAACGCATCGGCCATCTCATCATGAAACTTTGCACATTTGCTTTTGTAATGCGGAAAAATAAATTCAAACCAGGTGGAATACTTTAGCTCTATTTTAGAGCGTTTAGTAAACTTTTCCTGTTCGCTTATTTCTTTGCAGAAAGTAGCGCTTTGCACCCATGCAGTACGCTTTAGCCATCGTTCCCAAAGCGCTTTTGATACTTGGCTATTTTTGTTCATGTCCTAAGCGTTTTCTGATGTACCTGTCCTGTAAACTGGTTAATGATTTTATAAAAGTTTCTGTTATATTTTCCTCATGCCTTAGCTCTAATAAAAAATCCTGAAAGCCCATGAATGTCATAATATCTGTATCAGCCGTATTTTTTGGAATAAGTGTTTTTAATTGTGCAATTGCTTTTGCAAATGCATCTGCATTAAAATTGGGCGAATCCAATAACTCACTGGCTTTTTGTATGCATTTGTTTGCAAGCTCTTCCAACGATACACTACGAGATGCCCTCTTTGTTTCCCAATCATATTTTTGTTTCCATTCCGTAATGGTTTGGGCAGAAACTCCACATCTTTCAGCAATTTCATTTTGCTGCATACCCATCATGTAAAGCTTTAAACCATAGTTTTTATTTGAGAAAGAATCTGACTTGGTTGCCTTTTTTTTGGGCTTTTTAATATCCTTTTTTACTGCCATTAGAATGAGTTTTGTAATACAAAACTCTACTTACTTCACCCTCTTTAAAAATTTCGCTGCAAGGGTTGCACAACTATTTGTAATGGCTGTTTAAGCACTTCATTTTTGTGTTACGAAAGCAGAATAAAAAAATGAGCAAATCAAAAGCCTTTGTTTTTAATGATGAAACGGTTTACAACAGTTACGGTTTTAGAACCAGCAATGAGGGCATTGATTTAACCAGATTTGAAAATAACCCCGTAATGCTAAATGGACATTGGAACAGCAATGAAAGTGTTATTGGTAAATGGGAGGATTTTAAAATTGATGGTGTTATGCTTAGTGGGTTACCTGTTTTTGATACAGAGGATGAAAATGCAAATAAAATTGCAGGCAAGGTTGAAAGGGGTTTTATAAAAGCTTGTTCAATGGGCCTGGTATTTAATCCTGCTTACATGGTTTTAGAACCAAATGGCAAATGGCTTCTTTCAAAAAGTGAATTACTGGAAGTTTCCATTGTTCCGGTTCCGTCAAACTCAAATGCAATCAGGCTTTACGTAGATAAAGATGGTAAGCTGGAACTGCTAAATGAGGAAGATGTAAAGCTTTGCCTAAGCGCCTTAACAACAGAAACAACATTTGAACATAAAAATCAAAACAATATGAAAAAAGTTTTTTTAGGTGTTGCCGCTTTGGTTGCACTCGGTTTGGAAAAAAATTATAATACTGCTGATGGTATTGACAGCACTCTTGTAGATGATGCAATCAACGGTCTAAAAAGTAAATTGGACAACGCAGAAACCAAATTGAGTGCAACTGAATTGGCGCTTAAAAAGTACACTGATGCGGAGGCCGCAAAGCTTAGTGCCGAGGTGGATGCTTTCCTTAAAGAAGTGATCCCTGCAAAGTACGATGAAACCGAAAGGGAAACGGTAACAAAAATGGCTAAATCCGATTTGGCATTTGCTAAAGAGATTGCCGCAAAAATTCCTGCCAAAACAAATTTGGCTGCCGGTGTAAATAATACCGAAGCAGGTAAACCAGGCGATATTAAAACAATGGATGATTTCCAAAAACTTGATACGGCTGCTCAGTTATCATTTAAAACAAACAACAAAGCGGCTTACGATAAGCTGGTTGCTGAAATGTAATTATTCAACCCTGTTTAAAACCATTTTTAAAATAAATATTCAAAATTTAAAACTTAAATATCATGGCTGGAAATTTTCCTGAAATATGGCTTAAAAGAGTGATTCAACAAATGGAACAGGCTGATAAAGCCCCCTGGTTGGATGGTATTGCCGAAGTAGATGGCAATGTAATTGAATTGGGTGCCGGTACCGAAACCGAGTTGAATATAATTCATGTACCCATCAGTACTTTTGAGCCTACCGTGTTAGTAAACAACAGTACTTACCCAATTACGGCTGTAGAGTACAGCGATACCAATGCAACACTTACTTTAAATAAATTTCAAACAGAGGTTACCACATTAAGTGATGACCAGGTAATGGGTGCATCGTACAACAAAATTGATAATGCCACCGGCAGCCATACAAAGGCTATTACCAAAAAGAAATTTGCAATGGCTATACATGCAATGGCCCCGGCAAGTAATGCAGCTAATACGCCTGTAATTGCAACAACCGGTACCAGTGCCAGCGGTGTACGTAAACCATTGGTGTATGCCGATTTGGTAGCACTTAAAGGAAAACTGGATACAGCAGGTGTAGATGTGGAAGGACGTAGATTGGTATTATGTATGGATCACTGGAACGATCTGTTATTGGATAGGGCAAACTTTGGCAACCAATTGGTTGATTATAATGAGGGCAAACCTGCACCTATGATAGCAGGGTTTAAATTGTACAACTATATCAATAACCCTATTTACACAACAGCGGGTGCCAAAAAAGCTTTTGGAGCTGCGGCAGGTGCAGGCGAATACCAAGCATCTGTTTGTTTCCACGAAGGTAATGTAGGTAAGAAAACAGGTAATACAAAGCAATACTTCTTAGCATCGGCCCAAAACCCACGCAACCAAAGTAATGAATTGAATTATCGCCACTATTATATTGTAATGCCTTTCCAAAATAAAATGATTGGCGCAATCTACAATATCAATACGCCTTAATAGCCGATAAAACAACAATTAAAATAGGCGGCTTTGACCGCAGCAGCAATCATCAGGGGGAGCTGTAGAATACAGCTCCCTTTTTAAAATACTTCAATGAAAAGTGCAGCAATAATAAGTTTACTATTTACTTTTTTCGGGTTCACTTTTGATATAAAACCAAATGTGCCTTTTTTACTTGCTGCTGTTTTTATTGGAATGATCATTGATTTTATTACCGGTGTAATAAAAGCAAAGTTTAAAGGGCAGGAAAGAACCAGTGAAGGTTACAGGAGAACGGTAAAAAAAGTAACACAATATTTTACCGCCATTGGGTTATCGTTGGGTATTCAATACCTGGTTAAAACAACGGTAACAAACAGCAGTGCAGACTTGCAATACATTAGTGTATTTGTTTGTCTTTTTGTGCTGTACATAGAGATAACCTCTATTTTAGAAAACCTTTGGGAGATTGACAAAACCAGTACAATATCAAAATTTTTAATAAAACCATTGCTTATAATACTAAAATTTGGATTAGAGAATAATCCGGTTTTACAAAAAAAGAAAGAGGTAGTAAAATCATGAAAAAACTAATCGCCATATTTTCTTTGCTGGTATTGCTGGCCTCTTGCAGCAAACGGCATTACCCATCATCTGTTGATACTGTGATAAAAGAAACAGTTACAACAGATACAGTTTATGTGCCAAAAGAAACTGTTGTAACCATACCAGGTGATACGGTTGAAATTTACGAAGCTATTCCCTGCCCTGATGTTATTTTTCATAAAGAAGCAACCAGCAAAACAGGCAATTTAAAAGCGGTTGTAAACATCAGTAAAGGAAACCTTACCGTTGATTGTAAAACAGATAGCCTGCAAAAAAGAATACAATGGCTGGAAGCTAACAGCAGGCAGCTAACTGTAAAGGAAAAAATTGTAACCATTACCCCGCCACCAAAGCGCTTTATACCAAAATGGGTTTGGTGGCTATTGGGTTTAAATATTGTTTATATAGGCTTAAGAGTGGTTTTTAAAATGTACAAAATACCAATCAGTATATGAGCGAAAGTTTAGCACAAAAAGCACTTGGCATTGCTATTACACAGGATGGTATTGCCGAAAAACCAAAAGGAAGCAACAGCGGCCCGGAGGTTAATCAGTACTTAAAAAGTGTTGGGCTTGGTAAAGGCTTTCCGTGGTGTATGGCTTTTGTTTACTGGTGTGTTGGCAAAGCTGCTACTGCATTAGAAATAAAAAACCCATTGATTAAAACAGGCGGCGTAATGCTGCAATGGAATGCAACTAAACTTCCAAAGCTTACAAACAATAGTAAGGTAGTAAAACCAGGCGATATTTTTATAATGGAGTTTGGGCATGGCACAGGGCATACAGGCTTTGTTGAAAAAATTGAAGGTAAGACAGTTTACACCGTTGAAGGTAATACAAATGATGATGGAAGCCGGGAGGGTTACGAAGTAGCAAGGCGCAAAAGGCCAATCAGTTCATTCAAAGGATTTATTCAATTAAACTAAAATAAAAATACAATGAGCAAAGTAAAAGAGTATTTCAAATTATACCCTGCCAATACTGAATGTTTTGAAACATCAGACGGCACTATTTTCCATACTAAATACGATGCAAATATGCATGCAGGTTCTTTAGAAGATAAAGAAGTAATACCACATGCAGCATCAAAAAATAAAGATGCTGATAATAAAGCAGATACTGATAAAAAAGCAGCAGCCGAAAAAGCAGCAGCCGAAAAGGGAGCTAAGTAATAACCGGCTTACCTGTTATTGAGTTTAAAAAAAGGTGTTTTAACCTGTAAATAAAATTTTGATGTTACCACGTATAAAAATATATTTTGAAAACGGCAACCTTGGATTGGTTGCTCCATCCGATGATCGCCTGTATGGCATTTGTGCAACTGCTGCAACTGTAGCAAGCACATTTGCTTTAAATACTGGTTACAAAATTTCGGGTATGGCAGGGCTTGCTTTATTAGGTGTTACCAGTGCAAACAATGCCAGCTTTTACAAAATCATCAGCGAATTTTACGCTCAGGCCGGAGATGGTGTTGATTTGTATATCATGGGTGTTGCCGATACCGTTAAGCTGAGCGATATGGTAGATATTACCAATGCTACCGGAGCCAAAAAAATTGCCGACCTGGCGAATGGAAAGTTGAGGGGCATTTTTATCAGTCGTACCCCGGCTGGTGGTTATACACCTGTAATTACAAACGGAATGGATGCAGATGTAGCATTGGCCCGCCAAAAAGGACAGGAATTTGCTGAAAATTATACAGTAAGCAAATATGCACCCATGTTTATTGCAATTGAGGGTTATGCCTATAGCGGTGTTGCAGCTGATTTAAAAGACCTTACCACCGAAAGTTACAACCGTGTGTGTGTAATGATTGGTGATACAGTGAGTGCCAGTAAAAATGCCGCTATTGGTATTTTAGCAGGCCGTTTGGCTGTATGCCCTGTGCAACGTAACATAGGCCGTGTAAAAGATGGCCCACTTTACCCCATCAGTGCTTTTATTAATACCACCCCTGTGGAGCTGGCTGACATTAGCGGCATACATGATAAAGGGTACATTACTTTCCGCACATTCATAAACCAAAGCGGCTATTATTTTAATGATGATTTTATGGCTGCATTGCCAACAGATGATTATTGCCATTTAACAGCCCGCCGTACCATTGATAAAGCTTACCGCATTGCGTACACTACCATGTTGCAAAAGGTATTGGATGAGGTACAAATAAATGAAGATGGTACCCTGCCTGCCGGTGTTGTAAAAGCATGGCAAAGCGATGTGGAAAGGGATATATCTATACAAATGACCGCCAATGGTGAGCTGAGTGGCGATGTAACCAAAGGCGATAATGGTGTTAAGTGCTTTATTGATGTAAACCAAAACCTGGTACAAACATCGCAATTGAAAATACAAATCAGGGTAAGGCCGTTTGGCTATCCACGATATATTGATGTGTATTTGGGCTTTACAGTACTAAGCTAATATTTAAACCTTGTTAAAAACACTGTTAACTTTGTAGAAAATGCCTTTTAATAGCAGAGAATACGAATGGGCCGATATTTCAGGCGTGTTAAACAACCGGGATATTACCGGCATCAGGGCTGTAAAATATAAGGAAAAACAAGAAGCAGAGGGCTTGTATGCCAAGGGGCGTAAACCGCACAGCATTCAAACCGGTAACATTGGTTACGATGGTGAGTTGGGCTTAACGCAAAGTGAATACGAAGCGCTGGTTACTGCCGGCAACGGATCGGTGCTAAACCTACGTGGCCTTACGCTTACCATTGCTTACGGTAACCCATCTGCAGGAGATGCATTGCTAACTGATCAGGCCATTGGTATTGTATTTACAGAAGCCGGTAAAGAATGGAAACAGGGCGATAAGTTTTGCGACATATCTCTGCCATTTATGTTCACCGATTTAAAAAATCAGGTGCAATAAAATTTGTTATTAAAAAATACACTATAATAAAATGAAACCAAACACCGAAATTAACGAAACCGTAATAAAGCAATGGAAAGAGCAATACGGCTCAGTTGGTAAAGTAACCGTTAAAGAAGGCGGCGAAACTAAAATTGCTTATGTACGCAAACCAACCAACAAAGAAATTGATTTTGCCAGTGCAAACCTTACCAGGGGCGCATTAACACAATACGGCATCTCTCTTTTTAAAACCTGCCAAATTGGTGGTGATACCATTGCCAGTGAGGAAGCCTTAAGAACCGTTGGTAAGTACATGAACGAAATGATTGAGGAAGCTGAGGTTGAATTTGAAAAGCTTTAGCGGATGCCGACTATGGTATTTGTTTCCCGGACGAGACAACGCAAAACGCCAAACAACCCGGAAAAAAAATAAGCTACGAAAATTGGTGTAAAAATCATAAGCAACGGATTGATGAAAGGCGTAAAATATTTTCATTAATCCGTTTTTATTTTAACAGGGAACCATACGATTTGCCCATACAGGAAATTGCCCTTTTATACACCGATTTGGCATGGATATTAAAAACACAGGCCGATGCCAGTAACAAAAAATGAGTAAGTTTTTAGAATACATATTAACGTTGAAAGATAAAATATCTGATCCTTTAAAAAAGGTTACGGGTGTTTCGTCTGATACATTCAATAATACTAAAAAACTTACAGATCAGGTTAACAAGCTGGATGGATCATTTAGTAAAGCTGCCACAGGCGGCCTTACCCGTTTTAATATAGCATTGGGTAACCTGTATGCTCAGGGCATTGCAAAGTTTGGCGGGGTTATAAACGAATTTTTTAGCGGCAGTGTGGATGGTTATATAAAACGTGAACAGGATATTGTTGGCCTCACTACTTTCTTAGGCGATAATGCAAAAAATGTGTATGCACAAATTGAAAAGGATGCAGCAGCAACCCCTTTTGGTTTAGACGCATTACTTAGCGCAAACCGGGGCCTTATAAGTACCGGTATGAACGCCGATGCTGCCCGGCAGGATGTACTTAACCTTTCAAACGCTGTTGCCGCTGTAGGTGGTAACGATGCTGTACTGGAAAGAATGGGTGCAAACCTGCAACAGATAAAAAATATTGGCAGCGCCACTGCTATGGATATTAAGCAATTTGGTTTTGCCGGTATAAATATTTACGCATTGCTTGCCAAAGCAACCGGCAAAAGTGTTGACCAGGTTAAGGATATGACGGTTAGTTACGGCCAGCTTTCCAAAGCACTGGAAATGGCAAATCAAAAAGGTGGCCTGTATTATGGTGCAAGTGAAAAGCAAAGCAAAACAATGGGCGGTTTGCTAAGCACTTTAAGAGATGGATTTAAAAAATTTATGGCCGATACAGGTGAAGCAATGCAGCCTTTCATGGAAAAAGGAATACAGTACATCCAGCGATTTGTAGATGCTACCCCTAAAATCTTATCAGTGCTTAAACCAATTATTGAATCTGTTGGTAATATTTTCTTTTACCTGATTGATGTTATTGGTTATGTTATTGGATTTTTTCAGGGATGGTACAATAAAATTAAAGAGGGTAATTGGTTTGTGCTATTGCTTACTGCTGGCATTATGGGTATTGTTGGTGCTATGATAATTATGCGTAGCATGACATTGGCAATTACCGCCGTAACACTTCTTTGGGAGGGCGCTCAATGGCTTATAAATGCTGCCATGTATGCAAATCCTATCGGCATCATCATAGCACTCATTATTGCTTTTGCTGCTGTTATAGCTTACATCATTTATCGCTACAATGGTTGGGGTGATGCATGGAAAAACTTGGTGAATTATTTAAGTTATAGCTGGAAAGGATTTAAAGAAAGTTTTTACCTGATATGGCTTTATGTGCAAGATGGTTTTTTAAGTGGCGTAGAGTTGATGCAAAAAGCCTGGTACAAATTTAAAAGCCTGTGGGATGAAGATGGTGCCAATGCCGGGTTGAAAAAACTGGATGAACAGGCCAATGAACGTGCCAAGCAAATTGCAGAAAGCAAAGGCAAGCTTGCAGAATATACCATAATGGCTGCGGATTCGTGGAATAAAATAGGATTAAAAGACAATGGAAAAGGCATTAAAGATTTTGGAAATGATATAAAAGAAAAATTGGGCATTGCTAAGCCATCGTTAAACGGGCAACCGGTAAATACTAATTTTTCATCAACATCAGGTAAGGATGCTTCCGGTAAAAGCAAAAGCGAAACGGTGGCAACAGGTGGTACCAAAAACACCACCATCCATATTAACATTGGTAAGCAAATTGAAAGACTTGAAGTGGTTTCAAATAACATTAAGGAAGGTGCTGAAAAGATAAGAGATATTATAGTAGATGAAATGAGCCGGGCCATAGCAATGAGCCAGGCTATAGCAGAATAAATAAAGCGAATATGGCAGGTAGTGATTACATATTAAATAAAATATTGAGGCCGCATGTTTTGCCGCCGCTACCACCATTTATAAAAAGCAATCCTGCTACCATTGCTAAGGCTGGTAGTATTGATGCTGATAGTTTAGAAACAACCGTTGGCGATAAAATAGAGCAAACAATTTTTGGTACACCGCAGGTGGTGCCTTTAAAAGTAAAACTTAAAAGTGAAAGTGATTGGTGGTTGTTTCCGGTGGAACCACTGATAAGTATAGATGGTAAAAGCATTTTGATAAAACGAAATGTTGCCAAAAAAAAAGGCAGGGGCAGCATAAAGGAATATTGGACTGAGGATGATTGGGTAATAAATGTACAGGGTACTTTAACCAATCCGGGCACCGAAAATTTTCCTGATGCAGATTTAAAACAACTGATAAAGTATTGCACAGCCACTGAGCCTTTAGATGTTGCCTGCCCGGCGCTGGAAAGATTGGGCATTACACGGATAGTAATTGAAGATAGAAGCTTACCCTTTACCAAAGGGCCTGAAAATCAAAATTTCAGTTTTAAAGCTTACTCAGATGATGATTGGGAACTGTTAATAAAGCGTAACACGAATGTACTTTAAAATAAGCTGGCATATTGAGGTTGGTGATTACAGGTTGGGCATGCTGGATAATGTTGATATACATAAATCGGTTGACCTGCTGGCTGATACCTGTACAATAAAATTGCCTGCTACAGTAAACAACAAAGCCATAAAGGCCGACCGGATAAATGAGATTGAGGGTAAGGTAAAGCGGGGCGATAAAGTAAAAGTTTTTTTGGGGTATGATAAAGATTTGTTTGGCAAAGAGGATGTTCCTGAGTTTGAAGGGTATTTGCTAAACATAGGCACTGATGATGGAAGTATCATTTTTAATTGTGAAGATGATCTTTTTTTGATGCGGAAGGCGGTGGCAGATAAGCAATTTAAAAATGCAACCGTAAAACAAATTGCTGAATACCTGGTAAGTGAAACCAAATGTGGTTTACTGATAAATTGCTCTTTGACTATCAACTACGACAAATTTGTTATCAGCAAAGCAACTGCATACGATGTACTAAAAAAGTTGCAGGATGAAACAAAGGGTAACATATACATCAAAAAAAATGCTGCCGGTGTTGGTGTTTTAAATATCCATCCCCCATACATAGAAAAGCATGGTGAGGTTTACTATTCCTTTCAGCAAAATATTGAAAAAAGCGACCTGAAATATAAAAGCAAGGAAGATAAAAAACTTGAAGTGGAAGTGGAAAACACCGGTAAGGATGGAAAAAAGATAGTTGTTACCAGTGGTACAACGGGTGGCGATAAAATAACCATTAAAGGGTATGGCCTCAGCAAAAGTGCCATGCAGATACTTGCAGATGCAGAATTTAAGCGCCGCATGTATGAAGGGTTTGAGGGATCAATTACAACATGGCTTATTCCTTTTATTGAACCTGGTTACACGGCCCATATTGAGGATGAAGATTATGAATTTAAAAACGGCGCTTATTATACCACTGCTGTTACTACAACAGTGGATGGCAGTGGTGGCGGGGTTAGAAAAGTACAATTAGGTATAAAGTTAATAGGAAATGGATAGATATAAAAAGCTGGCTGATCAATTACGGGGTTTGAATAAAGGCACTGAGGCATTGCCGCTTTTTAATGCGAAAGTGGTAAGTGTAGATGGTGAGAGCTGCACTGTAATGGTTGATACCATAGAGCTGGATGAGGTAAGGTTAAAGGCAACCATTAATGGCGAAACCAATAAGATTATTATTGAGCCAAAGATTGGTACAATGGTATTGATTGGCTCTTTAACAGGCGATTTGAAAGATTTGGCGGTGTTAAAGGTTGATGAGGTGGCAAAGCTGCAATATGAGCAGGATGGTTTAAAAGTGCTTATTGATAGTACAGATGGTAAAGTTAAAATTGAAAACGGCAGTACTTCATTAAAAACCGTTTTTCAAAAGCTGGCCGATCTGCTAAAGAATTTCAAAGAGTTTACGCCATCGGGTGTATCATCTGGCCCAATACCTACCACAATGGTTGGTATTGTTGATTTTGAAACCACATTTAAAATGATTTTAAAATAGGTTATGCCATTAGATAAAGCAACATTAAAAACAGGGATTGAAAATTTATTAACGGATATGAGAACCCGTGATACAAATTCAGATGCTGAATATGCAACCAGGCTTAGCAACCTGATAGATGCTTTTGTAAAAAGTGGGGATGGTGTTTATCAAGCAGGCAGCCTGCAACAATCAGGTGCAACAGCGGTAATAGCATCAGGCCCAATAACTGTAAAAATTACATAATGAGGGGAACAGGTTTTTTATTGAATGATGATTTTGAATTAAAGGTGCAACCGGAAAGGGATGCAACCGGCAAAATTGTAAGTGGTGTTTTAATAGGGAAAACCATTAATCAAAATACAGGGCTGATATTAATCAGTAGGAAAGGTGAGTTTAAGCAGGAACCTGTTTTGGGTGTTGGTATTGAAGATATTTTACTGGATAATGATTATTTGGAATGGCGGCGTAAAATAAGGATCAATCTTGAATTGGATGAGCAAAGAGTAAATGATATAAAATTTTCGAGTGTAGATAATTTATTTATAGATGCAGACTATAACCGTTCGTGAAGGGCAATGTTTTTTGGATTTGGCTATGCAGCATGCAGGTGATGCATCTGCAGCCGTGCAAATGGCATTTGCCAACTTACTACCAGTTACGCAAATTTTTACAGCAGGTACTTTATTGCAAAAACCTGCTGTGGTTGATGAAAATATTGTAACAGTTTTTAAAACCGAAAAGGCAATACCTGCAAGTTCAACAGGCGCATTTTATGGTGGTGGTGGTGGATCGGGCGAAGGTATTGGATGGTGGATAATTGGTAATGATTTTATTGTACAATAACCTCACCCCAACCCTCTCCAAAAGGAGAGGGAGAAAAAGGATGAAAATATTTTTATGGCAAAGACAGTAACAGAAATTAAAAAAAGTATTACAGATGTGTTTATATCAAATACTGATATACAGACTGCCTATGCACTTACCCCTGGAAAAACATTTGAGGAAGAATTTAGCCCTGCCAGTATTGAAAGCATCATTTTTTACAGTGTTGCTTTTGTAATGTTTGTGCTGTATTCTTTTTTTGATCTGTTTAAGGCCGAAATAAATACAGACATCGTTAACTATACCCATCCTACTTTAAAAAAGTATGCCGATAAAATAAAAACTTTTCAATACGGCGATACGCCCATTGCCGAAACAGATGTGTACGATAATACCGGCCTTACTGATACGGAGATACAAGCAAGACGGGTAATAAAATATTCGGCAGCTATTGAGCAAGCTTTTAGTAATGGCAGGTTTGGTGTACGAATAAAAGTTGCAGGCGAAAATGGCAGTGGCGAAAGGATACAATTACCTGTCCCTGAGTTAACTGCTGCAAGGGCTTTTTTACCACGTTTTAAAGGCCCAGGTGTTTACTGCGAAGTAACCAGCGATGATGCAGATAGGTTAAAACTGGATTTAAAAGTGTATTACAACCCATTGGTATTAAACAGCCTTGGGCAAAGGTTGGATGGTGTTAATAATGTTCCGTTGCAGGATGCCATTGATGTCTTTTTAAAGAACCTGCCATTTAACGGCAGATTTAATCTGACAAAATTGGTGGATGCCATGCAGGCGGTTGATGGAATTGTTGATCCGGTAATACTATCAGCACAAACCAGGTACGCAGCATTAAGCTGGACAGTTGTTGTGGATGAAGTAATACCCGATAGTGCTTATTTAAAAATTTATGATCCGGCAGATTTAACTATAATATGGATAGCAAAAGATGTTTAATTTTTTTAACATACAATTTTACCTGTTAGCTAAATGGCTTGTGCCTATACGGTTAAGAACTGCTGTATTAATGGCTTTTGTAAAGGCTTGTTTTGAGCCTGTTATTAAATTGCATAATGAGTTTATGACTTACAGGATTGCAAAAAAGTATGAGGTAAAAATGAACTGGCAAACATGCTATATGGAAGCATTTTTAAACGACAGGTTTGATGCAATTGCCCGTCGTATTTATATTGATGATGGCCCCGATGGAGAACAGCCATTATACATTTATCAGGATGCAGAGTTGCAGCCATTGTATTTGCATCAGGATATTGAAGCTGAGCCTGTATATGTTTTTACTGAGGGCGAAATAGTTGGCGATTTACTTTTTGATTTTATTGTTTTTGTGCCGGTAAGTGTGGCATTTAACGAAAATGAAATGAGGGCTATGATAGCAACAAAAATTTGCGGCAAACGCTATAAAATAGAAATTTATTAACCATGAACAAAAGATTACAGCTTACATATTTAGGTGGTTACCCACTAAGTCAAAAAGACTTGGATTGGATGCAGGTAAGTTACCGGGGAGCATTTGCAGCAATGAGCGCTTTAATTGGCGATAGTGTTATTATAAGCGGCATGGTTGAGGCAGGGGGCAATGTATCGGGAGGTTGGATAAGCATTAATAATGAGCTGTTGCCATTTGTTGGTGGAGCCATTGGTAGTGGCGAATTTATTATTGATGAAACCAGCGAAACACTTGTTTTTCACGATGGATTAGGCAAGATAACCAGGTTTGAAAGAGTTGCCCGGTTTAGTGTTGGCGGCCCTTACCAATATAGCAACTTAAAAAGAGTGCCTACAATAAAAGAAACATGGCAGTATGGCGATATAAAAGAAATTGATTGTGATGCTGCTTACATAGCAGCCAATTTTGACGGCACCGGGTTGGGCATTAACAACCGTGTTGGTTGGGCTATTTGTAACGGCAACAACGGAACCAAAGACAGGCAAGGAAAAGTATCTGTACAATTAGACAGTTCGCAAACCGAATTTGATTTAATGGGTGAAACAGGCGGCACAAAAACAAATACCCTTTTGCCAGCTAACTTACCAAGCCTACCTGCAACACAAGGATTAGTAAAAGTGGATGGTGTAGATACTTTTACAAGTGGTGATAGTAGTGCAGGTGAATTTAATAATAAAACCATGCAGGCTTGGCCAGGAGCCAGTACACCTGTAAATAATTTGCAACCTTATATTGTATCACTTTTTATAATGAAATTATAATGGCAGTAAAAACCGTTGGTGAGCTAAAGGCTTTTTTTGAAACAGGCGATAAGCCAACACAGGAGCAATTTTATGATTGGATTGAATCGTACAGGCACGTACTTGATAAAATTGTTTTTGCAGATTTACACCCTGATTTGCAGGCTATTATTACAGCTATAAGAGGTGTTTTAGAATTTGACGGCGCAGTACATAGCTGGACTTTTCCGGCGGGTACATTGATAGATAGAGTGGTTGTTATTGATGCTACCGATGTAAACTTTAGTATGGGTACCACATTGGGTGGTACAAATATTTTTGATAATGCACTTGTGGAGGTTGCAGATACGCAAACGGGCATTTTAACAAACCCTTATTACTGCGTTGATGAAACTACAATTTATTGGACTGGCAACGGGGTTAACTCAAAAGTAAAAATATATAAATCATAAAAAATGAAAAAAGTATTTATAGCAATTGTTTTTTTATTAAGCAGTTTTTTGTCAGTAGGGCAATTGTTAAAAACGGGGGATTTGGTGGCTAAAAAAAGTGTTACTATAGGCAATGCAACACCCTCTGCCGCTTATAAATTAAATGTGATTGGCACCGCAAAAATATCCGACAGTTTAGATGTATCAAAATTATCGGGTACAGGAAACTTTTATATAAATAGAAATGGAAAATTTTTATTAAAATACGATAGTACAAAAAACAATCTATCGTTTGGTTATGGTGCAATGGATGCTAATATGGGCGTAACAAATATTGCTATTGGTAAAGGTGCTATGTCGTTAACATCAGGAACCTCTGCACATAAAATTAATAATATAGCAATTGGCGATAGTAGTTTAGCTTATTTAACAGGTGCTATTAATAAAGGCAGAGATAATGTTGCTATAGGTATTTCCGCACTTAAAAAAAATACAAATGGTGCAAACAATATAGGACTCGGCTCAGGCAGTTTAAGTTATAATACAACAGGTAATCATAATACAGCTATAGGATATACAGCATTGGGCTCAGGTTTTAAAAGTACTAATAATACTGCTATAGGTAGCTCTGCTTTAGCAAATGTTGGCGGTATTATGAATGTTACTGACATTGAAGCAGGTATAACATACGAAATAGTTACAATTGGAACAACTGATTTTACATTGATAGGTGCAGCTTCAAATACTGTTGGTATTTCTTTTACAGCATCGGGTATTGGATCAGGCACAGGAACTGTTTTATCTACTTCAGGTTCTAATACAAGTGTAGGATTTTCATCTGCATCAACGTTAGGATCGGGCTTGTTAAACACCTTAGTAGGAGCTAACATAATTTTAGGTTTATCGGGCAGGTATAATACAGTGATAGGAGCAGGTGTTGTATTACCAAGCCGGTCGTATAAAACCATTGCCATAGGTAATGGAAATGGAGAGGTTAAGTTACAAATTAACGAGTTTGGTGCTGTAGCTGTAAATGGCAATTATGGTACCACAGGGCAAGTGTTAATTAGTAATTCAAGTACAGGTGCAGCTACATGGGCTACTTTAGATACCAATGGTATTATTGTGGGTAATGCCGATAGTTCAATCTATACAACTAACGGAAAATATACAACATTAAGTGAAAGACGAATTAACCAAAACGGTTACTCTACCTTATTTGATAGTGGACAGTTTAAGATTTTAGATACAGCCAGCACCACAACAAATGGTTTGTATGGTGGCTCTTATTTATTAGGCAAAGGCGGTTTATCGTTAATGAATTATGATAGCATAACAACAGCACAAATTTACAATGACGGAAGTAAAATTGAATTAGGTGTAAAAGATAGAAATAATTTAGATACCAATAATGTTTTAAGAATTGATGGGTCGGGTTTTAATTTAAAAAACGGATCTGTTACGTACAATTATGTTGATAAGTCCTCTAATTATACAATTACACTCAATAATGTAGTTGTTAATTACACTTCATCAGGTAATACAATAACGCTACCTACAGCAGCAGGTAAAACAGGTATTCAATTTACTATAATAAATAGCAGTTCGGGTGCTAATACAATAGCCACAACTTCATCACAAACTATAGGTAATTTTAGTACAGCCACAACATATTCTTTAGTAAGCGATAAAGCCATTACAGTAGTTAGTGATGGCAGTAATTGGAAAATAAAAAGTAATTTTTAATGAGGTATTTAATAAATATTAACGAGCAAAAAGCTAAAGAATTATTGGGCAGGGTATATGTTGATGCCAATACAACATTGGCGCAAGATATTGTTATTACCAAAAGCCATAACCTTTCTTTTGATAAAATAGAGTTTTGTTCATTGGATATAAATGAGCAGGAAAAGAAAATTTTAATTGCCAATGGCTATACCTTATCATCCGACGAAAAGAAGAAATGCACACTATTGGCAGGTGACTACATAAAACGCCAATCGAACACCCGAAAATTAGAGTTGCTAAACGTTACCGGAAGAGATGTAAAAATTGGAGATTTAGACACCGGCAGAAACGATGTGTTAGGCTTATCGTTTTCAAACAATTTTAATTTTGCAGATGCCAATCCGGGAGTGTTGGATAATTTTAATCATGGCACAATGGTAACATCTGTAATAAAAAGTTTGGTAGGCTCACACAAAGGTGTGGTTAATGATGTTGATTTTTATACAATAAAAGTTGTGGACGATGCAGGAGGTATTACCATTACCTCTTTTGCGGCAGGTGTAAATCAGGCCATTACATCGGGCTTAGATTGTTTAGTAATGCCGCTGCAATTTGATGATGCAACCGTTCAGTCTTTAATAAATTCTTTATTAGATAATAATTGTATTCCTTTTTGCTCAGCAGGTAATGCAAGCGGAGGATCGGTATCAACAGTTGTATCGCCGGCATCTAAAATAAATGCGGTGGCTGTAGGAGCTGTAAAAGAAGATAATACCTATCATTATACTAATTTATTGGGCGTAACATTTGTTTGTGGCGGTTACGGCCAAAATGTAGTTAATAATGCAGGTGGTGTGCAATTAGCTTATGGCACTTCGTTTAGTGCGCCAACGGCAGCAGGCATATTTGCAGGCCATAAAGAAATTTCTGGTTTATCGGATAACAAAAAAGTAGTACAAAAAATGAAAAATAGCTGCAAAAAACATGAGCCATCTTTATTTGGTTATGGCATTTTGCAAGCATAATTAAACATGAAAGATAAAGCCTTTAATATTGAACATTTAGCACCCGGCTCACAATTTTGTTTTGCCGGTAGCAAAGAAGTTTTTACGCTAAAAACAATAGACAGCACCGAGGTAAAAGGCATTGCAAAAGTGAAAGTAACATATTGCAGAACTAAGATAATAAGCCGTAGTAAAAAAGTGTTTTTAAAATGATTATAAATTTAGATACAGCGCAAAAGGTTGACTTTAAAAATCAACGACGGTTATTTGATTTTACGCTAAAATTCAGGCGTAAAACAGCCGAGGGTGTAGTAATTGATATTACCGGCTGGGAGTACGAGATGCTTATTTATAAAGGTGCAGCCAGTGCAACACCACCACTTTTAAAAATAGATGATACAAATTTTTTAACAATAGTTAGCAATCAGGTAATAATTGAAGTACCTGGGGTAAGTTTTACATTAGCAATTGGCAGCTATAATTATTTAATAAAAAGAACAAAAGACGGAAATACAGAGCCTGTAATGAGTGGCACTTTTACAACTATAGATTAACATGGCAACCGAAATTTTAGAAATAGAAACCAACACCATTGGCGATACAGAGGTAGAGCATAGTAGTTGTATTGTAGAGATGGAAACGGTTGTTGCAGATAATAGTGTTGTGGAGGTTTTACTTGAAAAAGGCGATAAAGGTGATCCGGGTAATGATGGTGCCATAGGGCCACAAGGGCCGCAGGGTTTACAAGGCATTCAGGGATTAAAGGGCGATACCGGGGATACAGGAGCAACTGGTGCTACAGGGCTACAAGGGCCACAGGGATTACAAGGCATTCAGGGATTAAAGGGCGATACTGGTGATGCAGGAGCAACTGGTGCTACAGGGCCGCAAGGGCCACAGGGATTGCAAGGTGATCCGGGCGTAGGCATTAGCCTAATAAGTGGAATTGCTGTTTTTAATTTTGGTAACGAAACCGAAAGTGTTGTAGTAACAATTGCTGATAGTATTATTACAAATTCGTTATTAAAATCGGCAACTTTTATGCCGGTTGAAACTAATGAAACAACATTGGATGATTTTAAGCTAAATGCAGTTTATTTTAACATTGAAAATATTATTGATAATACAAGTTTTGACATTAGGGCTACTTCAATAAATGAAGCAAGTGGCAATTACACAATAAATTATAAAATAACCATATAATGAGTACACCAATAAAATCAGGGTCAAGTACCGATTTAGCAACCGTAAATTCAGATAAAGAATTAACTATTGCGCCTACTAAAAGCATTAATAAAGCAGGCTATGTTATCAGCGTTTTTGAAAATGATAATGGTAGTGAGAATATTGATGCAAATACACCACAAATAAGATCGCCAAGAGTTTGTAAGGACGATAGGTTGGCTGTAGGTGTCGATAACGAATTGGATATGGAAACATTTAATTCAGTGGCTCAAAATACAGGTAAATTTATGATTGTACCTGTTACAATGACAGCTTCTTTTGCAAGTGGGTTTATGAACTTAAATGCAAGTGCCATTAATACAATTAATACGGGTGTTTATAAGTCAACTAAGCAATGGTTTTCATTGCCGAGTGGAGGTTCTCTTAATGTAGAAAAATTGGTGCAATTATCTGCAATTGGGGCTACTAATACCGAAATATACGATGGATGGTTTGTGCCAAACACAGCAACTACAAATCCTTTGGATGGTGTGTATTTTAAAATTGGTAACGGAATAGTTGAGGGCATTATTAACAATGCAGGTGTAGAGGTGAGTACTGGTAATTTATTATTTGCCCCGGTTTTAAACACAACGTTTAAAATTAAATTAATCATCAATAATAGAAGTGTTGATTTTTATATTGATGATAAGTTAAGAGCATCTATTGCTGCTGGCCCGGCAATAGCTAATATTTCTTTATCTCCATCTGCCCCTATTTGCAGTCAAATTAGAATATTGGCTGTAGTGGCTTCTGCGGCCACTACGTATAAAGTAGGTAATTATGTGGTTTGGGTTTCTGGTGTTGCCAATGGAAGAGATTACACTATGATTAAAGCATCGCAAGGTGCATCCTATCAAGGTCAATCTGGCCATACACAAGGTACTATTGCCAATTATGCAAATAGTGCTAACCCTACGGCTGCTGTGCCAACTAATACAACAGCAGCGTTAGGCTCGGGCTTAGGTGGGCAATTTTGGGAAACCGATACATTGGCTGTAACAACAGATGGAATTATATGCAGCTATCAAAACCCGGTTGGTACTATTAATATTCCGGGAAAAACGATGCTTGTTTATGGTGTAACTATAAATTCATTTATTCAAACTGCGTTAACAGGTGGTGGTTATAACGCACAATGGAGTATCGCTGCTGGCCATACGGCTGTTTCTTTAGCTACAACCGAGGGGCAAAATACAAAGGCATCAAGGAGAATACCGGTTGGTTCTAATAGTGTAGCATCTGGCTTAGTAGCTATTACGCAATTAGCACCTATTAACTCAACTTTTAAAAATCCAATACTCGTACAACCAGGTGAGTTTTTTCAACTGGTAAAAAAGAAAGTTGGTACAGCTCCATCTGCTGGCGTAGTGGCGCATGTAATAACAGTGGATCATATTTTTATAGATTAAATTTTTTCTCATAAGCAGTTAGTTTTGGTAAAACGGCCGGGGTTTCTACCCTGGCCTCATTATTTAAAGCCTCTTTGAATAGCTTTTAAAAGGCATTTAATTCATTTTATTTTTGGACATTTGGAAATTAAAAATCGGACAAATTGTTTTTGCGTTTATAATACAGATAAAATTAAGCACTACGTTAAACAGTTTCCTAAAGGCAGGGCTGTCATTATAGGAGCAGGATTTA